AGCTTCACGACCAGTTGCCAATCCCTTTCGGTTTACGGCCTTGAGTAGATCGAAAGAGAACTCAAGGACTTACTGCCGCCCCCCGACATTGGGAGAGGATTCGGGAGCTTTCCGAGGATGTCTCCCTCGGTTCCGCCCGTTACTCCTTTATTATATACATGCCTATACATCTCTGCACACCTCTCTTTACGAAATGAAACAATTATTAGATTTGCTCGGTTCTCTTTTTGTTTATCGTAGTCCTACGGGGCTTCAAGGTTTCAGAGCTGGTCTTATGCAACTTTCTAATAGACAGTTACAACCGTTAGCAGATACTAAAAGCCACGTGAAGAAAAGCGTTTTAGTCGATAGAATAATTGCGGACATGAAATAAGGGCAGCCGTCAGCCACCCTTACTTCTTCTCTATACATGGGTAGGGGTGATGGGGAACATTCCACCCATGTACACAAAATGTAATCTTAATCAGGCGATCTGGCAACTTCAACGGGAAAGCCTTTAGAGCGTAGATCTTTTATTCGATATTCCTGAATCTTACTTAAACGACCCTTCAGTGCCTTCACTTCAACAAATCGCACCTCATTCGGTTTAAGCAATAGCAGATCAGGATAGCCATTTTTATTTGTCTTTAAAAGTTTAATAACTTCCCATCCGTCTTTCTCGAAGTTTTTCACCAGCTTGGCTTGATAATTGCTCTCTGCACGACTTGTAATGACTGATCGTGAAATTTTCTTTCTTTCTGACTGTTCGATAAACTTCAGGTTCAATTCCGTCCGCCGCAAATATATACCTAATTCTAGGCGGCGTGTCACGTCCGAGGTAGCTCGCACGATCTCGCGCCTGGAGCAGCGACAAAGCAGCGAAGTCTATTCCCAGAAAAATAAGATACGTTGCACTACTTAAATTCACTCCTTCACGGCTGGCTCTTACTTGCCCAATAAAAACTGCATCCTTGTTTGCATTAAATTCTTCTGGACTATCGGTTGCATTAGGAAACGCTTCATAGAGCATTTTTCTTTCTGCTTCATAGCAGTACATGATTGCAAGCTTATGTTTGCCATATCGTTGTTTGATGTATTCAGCTTTTGACCGATCAAAAATAATTCCTTTACCGCTTCCTTCTCCAATAACCGTTCCACAATAAAGCTGCTTTAATTTGCTTAGTTTCTTTGCTCCTGTATCGGCAAGAATTGTTTGACCTTCAAGTTCAGAAATTCCATCGTCAATAATATCTTGAGCTAAGCCATACGTTGTTTCATTCATCTCTACATATCGGACAGCTTCTTCAATCTTGGTTTCAAATCCTGCATCTTCTTGAGTCATCCGCACGACATACGGATCAATATCTTTCAAAATTAATTCTTTATTGGCGTTGGAGTAATCGTTTACGGTTTGGCCCGTGCCAATATATTTTTCCCCAATGTCCACATAACCTTTTTTAGCCCACTCATAAAAATTCTTGTATTGCGCCCAGACTGGACGGTGCAATGTCATCTGGTGGTAGAGCTGTGAATAAGATTCTGGTGAGGCTGTTCCACTCATTAACAAGACTTTTTCATAACTCATCTGTCTTAAGTTCTTCCATCTTCCACTCGGCTTTGGATACGCACCAATGGAATGTGCTTCATCAACAATCAATAACTGCCAGAACGTCCATGCAAATTTAGGTAGCCGTTCATAATTAATAATTAAAACTTTATCTTGCAGTCCTAAAGCTTTGGCATCTTTTTCAATGCTTGGGATTGCTTTTTTCTTTGTCACAAATAAACACCGTTGGATGCCTAACCGTTCGATCAAACTTAAAGCGGTCAATGTTTTGCCAGTTCTTACCTCACCCATGAGATAAGCAAACTGTTTTCGTGCGAGTAACCAATACAACTTATCGGCTGCCTCTTTTTGATACTCTCTTAATTCCATTTGTTGACGGGGTTGGATTTAGTGGTATCTTACACATATCTACTACCAAAGCAACCCCAGTGGACTTAGACATCGAACTGAAGACAATCAACACTCAGCTTACAAAAGAGCAAATAAAATGGTTAGACGAAAATAAACCGCCTGAACTATCAAGAGCTGGTTTTATCAGAACAATCATCCGTCATGCGATGACAAAAAAACAGCTCGACGCTTACGAATCTCAGATCAACAGATAACCAATGGATATTAAAGATGAGTTGCTTCGTTTACCGAAGTCATGGGGTTTCGTTGCCGTTCAAAATAAACGCCCCTATCAAAACGATTGGCAGAAAAATCCTTTAAGCCGTTCCCAACTTTTTAAAGAAATATCTGAAGGTCGGTCAACTGGTATTGGTGTTTGCTGTGGTACTCCTAGCGGCGGTCTTCTTTTCCTTGATCACGATGGTCAATCCGCTTCAAAAATCTTGACCGAAAACTGGGGCATGAGTCTCGGTTCTTTGACTCCTTCATGGATGGTTACATCTGGTCGCGTTGGTCGTTATCAATTAATTTATAAAGTCCCAGAAAAATATTGGTCGAAAATAAAAACACGTAAATTCCAAACAGGTGTCAAAGATGAAGACGGATCAGTAGAACAGCTTGAACTTCGATGGAATGGGATGCAATCAATTGTCTGCGGCAAGCATCCAATGACAGATGGATACCGTTGGATGGATGGTCGCTCACCTGCTGATCTTGAAATAGCAGAAGCACCGTTAGCCATTATCGAAAAGATGATGGATCAAAAGAAGAAATCAAAAACTGTACCCGTTCAGGTTTTTAATTCAGACATCGACAAAGCCCGTTCTCTTCTTCAATCAATTAACCCCAATCGGATAGATGACTATGACCAATGGTTAAAAATAGGAATGGCAGCTCATTCCGCAGGTGATTCACTCCTTGGAGATTGGGAAGAACTATCTCAGAAGAACAGCAAATATAAACAAGGTGAATGTGCAAAGAAATGGGATTCTTTTAAACGCTCTGGTATTTCGCTCGGTACACTTCAAAAATTTGCTAAAGAAGATGGTTGGACTCCGCCTCCTCGCATTTTTCCTGATTCTGTTGTTCCTATTGAAACAACGGAGACAACTCCGATCCCTTCAAAACTTGAACAGCTCACATCACAAGAATTAATTTCATTCCTACGAAAGTCAAAGCAAGAGATTCGCTTTAATACTTTTTCACATTCAATCGAAATGGACGGTGAAGTAATAAAAAATATCGAACTGTTTTATTTGACGCTCGCCGAACTTGGTTACAAAGTTGAAAAGCAAATGGCAATAGATTGTCTTTTAAAAGTTGCACATGAAAATAAATATGATCCTGTTCGCCTTTATTTAGATCACGTTTCTTCTGAGGTTGAACCTACTTACATTGACCGATTAGCAACAACATATCTTAGACCGCAAGACGCATCTATTGATGAACCAACAATTTACGATGCAATGCTTAAGGTAACTCTGATAAACGCCGTGAGACGTGTATATCTTCCTGGCTGTAAACATGATTCTGCAACTGTTCTTCAGGGGAAGCAGGGGATAAAAAAATCTTCCTTTTGGCAAACGCTCTTTGGCCCCTTTTTCTCGGACGCTCTTGACGATATTTCCTCGAAAGATTCGATATTGACTTTGCACAGATCATGGGGAATGGAATGGGCCGAATTAGATTCGATCACATCTAGAAAACATGCTGGTCATATTAAATCTTTTTTATCTCGCGCTACAGATTTCTTACGCGTTCCTTACGGTAAAGCTGTAGAAGAATGGCCGCGTTCTGGCATCATCGTTGGTTCCTCTAATAAAGAATCAGGTTTGTTATTTGATGACACTGGAAACCGCCGTTTTCATGTTGTTCCTTGCACCGCTACATCAATTGACCTTGATTCACTTCAATTAGAACGTGATGCCATTTGGTCGGCTAGTGTTGCCGCTTGGAAAAATAAAGAATCACATTTCCTAACCTTTGAACAAGAAAATCAAATTGAAAAAGAGAACCTTGGATACATGGTTGACTCACCTTGGCTAACCGTTATTAACCAATGGCTAAATAATCCTACGAATCAAATTAAAGACGTAACTATTGAATTACTCTTGACCGATGCCATCGAAAAGCCAGTAGAACGACAAACAAAATCTGACACTATGACCGTCTCATCTATTCTCAAAAGCCTGAAATATGAGAGAAAGAAAAAAAGAGTGGAGGGAACACCTAAATGGGTTTGGAACCCTCCAAACTCCTAAAGTTCCCACCTGTTCCCACCTTGTTCCCACTACTGGGAACGCTTAAAAACCACTTAGTAACTACCTTCTTACTATATGTTCCCTTTGTTCCCTATGTTTTATATATAAATATAGAAATAGGTATATATGGGGTATATATATAGCTTAGGTAAGTTTGTAAGAAAGGTAGGAACACGTGGGAACGTGGGAACACTATTCAGTCTCATTTCTGTCTCATGCACGTCTCAAAAAAGAATCAACCCGTTATTGATCGTCTTATTCTTCTCCTCGCTCAGTCCGAACATGTTGCGGATGCAATCTTGGATAATGCCCTTGATGATGGTGAACGAGTAGACCCTGAAGTTGTCTCTGGTTTAACTCAATATTTGGTACGAATTGCAGATATACTCAGCACAGCAGAAGAAGCTGACCTTAAGCCTTTGTCTAATGAATGAGTTATATTTTGCTTATGGCTAAAAAAGCAACAGACAGAGAAATTGATTGCAGGGTTAATTCTGTCTACAACTTATTAATTAATGGTCACAGTAAAACTCAAGTCGTTCAGTACTGTGCGGAAAATTATAATGTCAAATTACGCATGGCAGAAAACTATATTGCTCGCGCTCGTAAACTTCAACAATTAGATGCAGAATTGGAGCGGCCACAGTGGCTCCTATCCGCCTTATCTCGTTTACAAAATTACGAAGCTCAATCTGCAAAACGTGGTAATCATCAAGCGGCCCTCCGTGCTGTGGAATTACAAGCTCGGTTGTTGAGGTTTGAGTTAAGTTGACTTCATTAATTGCTGGAATATGTAATAACGAACCGCTTACGGCTTTTGCTTATCAATCTTCTATTAACAGTTTGCCAACTGCGAAAGAAGTTAAGGCGCGAATACTTGAAGGACTCTTACCGCACCAGGAGAAGTTCTGCCTGAATACTGAATCAAGAAAGCTTGGACTTGTTTGTGGTTTTGGTGCAGGAAAAACACATGCTCTAATCGCAAAATTAGGAATGATTGCGGCGGATAATGTTGGATTTGTTTCGGCTATCTTTGAACCGACCAATGTCATGTTAAGAGACGTTCTTTATAGATCTTTAATTGACTTATTGGATCAATGGGAGATTCCTTTCACCTATAGGGCATCGCCGATGCCTGAATGTCAGCTTCATTTTAAAGAAGGAAATCATACTGTTTTGCTAAGAACAATTCTTACTTATCAACGCTTGAGAGGACAAAATCTCTC